CTGATAGGTATTATACTACCTAAGTGGATTTGATTTCTAAAGAAAGTATATAGTAGAATTAGGGAAGATGGTGGAAAATCTTAGATACAAATCCATCTTCCCCCTAGGTTTTACATGAAATTTATACACTTAATAGTTTCTCTTTTATGTGAATATCTATTGTGTATAACCACAACATATAGTAATTAATAAACCTGTGAACAAAACTAGCACAAATATAGTACATATGTGGAAAAGATGGTCAAAAATGGCTAAAAACAGCCATTCTTCGAATGAAAGTTACAGTTATCGTAACTTATGTCAAGATTATAGTGCATACAAGAATGTACTAAAATCAGCCATTTATACCACGTATTTAATTACGCTAAATATTTACGCTAAAATAATTCACATAACATACGAAAACTATAATTATTGTTGTGCAAAAAGCTTTAGGAACTTCATTTCATAACCAGTTGATAACTCAATTTGTGTCGCAAAGACACAAGCTAGGAATGTCTCAAATGGATTTAGATGAAAAGATTGGAGTTGCAAGAGGTTTAGTATCCAAATGGGAAGTTGGAATACGAAAACCTAGTGGTTATTTGTTTTGTGTATGGGCAGAAGCTTTGGGATGTGAAATGTGGCTAAAAGACAAAAGTTAACAAAAATACCCCAAATGTGGTTCTTTTCAATGACTAGAGAAGAACGTGTCCAACACCAAATATGTAACAAAACTAAATGTTCAGAACACGGAATATTTAGCAATGATAGTTTTAGGACTTGGTACTGCGGTAAACATATGGAGGAAAATTATGACAGACCCAATAAATCCTGATTACTACAAAAACTATACCATAGAGGTTACTGACGCTATTCAATCATGGGGATTAAATTACTGTCAGGGCAATATCTTAAAATATATTGTTAGGTGTGGACGCAAAACGACAGACCCCAGACAAGATTTAGAGAAAGCTCTTTGGTACTTAAAAAAGGAGTTAAGTCAATATGGACAACTATCAGAAAACAGTACTTCGCAATCTGATAAACAAAATAGGTCGAACGCCAAACAAAAGAAAAAAAGAACCCCTACCCCCTCACGAAAGAACAGAGATATGGAGAAACAATATCTTAGTATTCGTACTTAAACATGGGTTTCTTAATGGACATACTTTTGCTGAGTTCGAACAGAAGTTCAGAGCTAACGAAATACCACGAGCTTACATTACAAAAATAAATTTAGCTATGAGGAGAGAAAAAAATGAAAAAGAAAAACAATATAAAAAAAAGGCCTAATGGCATTGGTGGTACTGACGCCAACAAATTAGTAAATGAAGATACTTGGTTAGAATTATATGATCTTAAAGTAGGTAATACTGAACCAGATGATTTATCAGATAAATTACCTGTACGCATAGGTATTATTACCGAAGATTTAAACCGAGAATGGTTTACAAATAAAACAAATTTACGTGTCTCACAAGAAACGCAACTTTGGTACAACGATTACATTTATGGCAATTTAGACGGATTAGTAATTGCTGGTATGGAAAGTGAAGATGTTCCTTTAGCTGTATTTGAAGCCAAACATTCAGGTCAGTTTATGGATACACCTAAACAACATACAAATTTAATTGATCGTTATTACCCTCAACTACAACATTACATGATGTGTTCCAAACTTAACAAAGCATATCTATCAATATTTTTTGGTAACAAAACACATAAGGTATTTACGATTGATGAAGATCGTAAGTTTCAATCCCTTCTATTAAAAGCATACAAAGTATTTTGGAAAGCTGTTCAATCAAAAGAACCAATAGATACAAACTGGAGAGAATTTCATGACATTAGAGATGAACCTATTGCAGTATCCCAATAACGTTGGATATAAAAAAAGACGTACAGGTAAACAAGCAGCATTAGATATTTCTAAAAGAGCTCCTACTATACGTCAACAATGTTTGCAGATTGTTAAAAACAAAACAACGTATGGAGCAACACCTGATGAGGTAGCTAATTTATTAAGTCTATCTATTCTCAGTGTGCGTCCACGTTTTTCAGAATTAGTGTTGAAAGGTTGTATTAAAGATACAAAACAAACACGCAAAAATGAAAGTGGTAAACAAGCTATTGTATGGAAGTATGTGAAAGATGAATAATATTAAGTTTCATACTACAGCTACAACAAAATGCACTAGCATGAGTGGTGGTAATCAAAATGGTTGGAAAACAAATCAAAGTAATGCTCCTTCACTTAACCTTAAATTTAACAACAACAAATTTAAGCAAGTGAGGAACATATGGAAAGAAAGAAAAAGTTTAGGATTGAAATGTACATAGGTGATTACAACAGTCCAATAGTTGATAATGCTGAGTTAGTAGATTGGTTTACTATTGAGGCAAAGTCACACAAAGAAGTAATGAAATATTTATTACAACATAATATTAAAATTGAGGAAGTACCAGATGGTAAAAAAGATAATTAATTTTTTATTAAATCGTAAAGAACGTACATTAGAAAATGAACCTTCACGTAGTAAGTACGTGTGGGTTAACATTATTGAAACTACTAACAGGAGGTAATATGACTGACAAAAAAAATACGTATATATGGGATGAGGTAAAGCACACTAATCCTACATTTACCAAACCATTTCCAGCGTTTGGTAAAACACTAACAACTATAGACCCTATGTATCAAATCATGGTTATGACTAATACATTTGGCCCAGTAGGACGTGACTGGAATTACACAACTAATTATACCTACACTGACAAACTTGTCTTTGCAGAAGTATCTGTTGCTACAGATAAAAACAAAGATGGGTTTTGGAATTACTTTGGCCCTGTTTCTTCATGTCTATCACTATACAAAAAGCATGGTGGATTGGATGGTGAAGCTCCTAAAAAAGCTATGACAGATGCTCTTACAAAAGCATTTAGTCATTTAGGTGTAAGTGCAGATGTATTCTTAGGTTTGTTTGAACACAATAAATATGTTGAAGATATGAAAGAAAAATTCACTAAACCACAAGTGGCAGACGCTTCTAAAATTAAAATGGTAAAATAGAAAGGAAAATATGTATAATTTTATAACACTAGTAGGACGTCTGGGTGCTGACCCGGACGTCAAAGAAACTATCAAAGGCGACAGTTTTGCGTCTTTATCTATGGCGACTAACGAACGTTACAAAGCTAAAGATGGTGAGTACAAAGAAAAAACGCAATGGCATAAAGTCATAGTGTTTAATTCTCAAGTTGCTTCTAGTTTAGCTAAATATATGAAAAAAGGTGATACAATTATTGTCCAAGGACAAGTAGAGTATCGTTCATATGAATCTGATGGCATTACTAAATACACTACTGAAGTAGTTGTTCCACGCTTTTCAGGTAAAGTTCAATTAATTCCAATGAACAATAGTAGTGGTAAACCAGCTACAGCTTCTGCACCTAGTAACGCTAGTTCAGAACCAGCAGTTGATATACCATTTTAAATAAAGTTTAGTGGACAGCAACCCCATTCCTCCAAATAATTTGGGTACAGGTTTTTTTTTCGTGTTTCCTGTTTGTTGTTGTCCACGACTAGAAAGTTCATATGAAAGATGAATTAGCAAATCTAATTATTGTTCGTGTAGCTGAAGAAATGGGCTACACAAAAGAACAATTAATTTCTAATAGACGTGACATACTTCTGTTTGTAGCAAGACAATATTTATATTATTTTTTAGAATATTATGTTGGCTTAGATATGGACGAAATATCTAAAAAAGTACAAAAAGATCGTTCTTCTGTGTGGTTATCACTTGCTACATTTGAAAAAAATATGAGTTCTAAAAAAAATTATACGTCAGAATTTATGCGTATTGATGCAATAGTGCGTAGCATAACTCTTAATTTTATGGATTACTATGGTTATGATACTAACCAATGGACATTTAGAAGTAGTAGAACCCTACTCGCTGGAACAAATCTTTCACGAGTGGATAGACTACTTGGTAAACATTGGGCAAATAAAGAAAGAAAACGTAAATTGGAAACTACTAACAGAAGCAATAGCAGAATTGGAGATTAGAGAATATGTCAATAGTGGACGAAAACTACATTAAAGAATCAATCATGGAAGCTGAAGGCTACCGAGATACTGTGTACTTATGTACTGAAAATCACCGTACGATTGGATGGGGGCATAAATGCGTAGAAGATCATTGGAAAGATAATACTGCGTATCCTCAAGGATATTTACGTGAAGTATTTGATATTGATTTTAATAAAGCAAAATCACAAATGAAAGAATTATTAGCGCAAGAAGATTTAGATATACTTCCTGAGGCTCAAAATATTTTGATTGAAATGATATTCCAAATGGGAAAGAATGGCGTATCTAAATTTCGTAATATGATGAAAGCTCTTAGGGGTCATAACTATTCTTTAGCAAGTTCAGAAATGTTGGATAGCCTTTGGGCTAGGCAGACCCCCTTAAGAGCAAAAAAATTATCAGACTTGATGAGCTCGCTTCATAGTTAAATCTACACCAGACACTTTTTTACAAGTATGGATTGCCCATGCAACTACATCTTTACATGACGCATCCATTAAATAAATATATTGAACACGTTTATCAGTAACATCATTTTCTTTATAAATAAATTTTTTATCTAATAACGTTTGAATCATAATATCAACTTGTCTATCAGAACACGTTAATTTTTTTTTCAAATCATTAACATTGATTTTAATATGTTTATAACTACTCGTGCATAAATAAATTGCTACAGTTAGATAATGTGGATTATCCATATTAAATAAATATTGCATAAATTTAGATTCCCCTTTTTGATCATAAATAGTTTCTAAAAAATTCATTAAATAATTGTATATTTGATCGTTCATTATAGTACTCCCCCCTGTATTATTATAACGTATTAAGAATAAAATAATTTTATTAATAAAAAACGTGTAAAATTTACGTATATTGTTTAATGATTCTAAACGAATCACTCAGAATCTAATGATTCTTTTAGGTACAATCACACAGCGAAGGTGCTAAAACCCTTCTGAGAGCTAAATTTAAGCTTGTTTTTGAGAGTAAAATCTCATTTTTTACCAAAAAATCGACTTGCACCCTTAATTCCAAAACTGGCACTTACAATTACGCCTAAAGTGTATTTATACCAGTCAGGCGTCTTTGAGAGAGCGGCAAACCCATCTTCAACGTAGCCAACTGTCCAAGGCAAGAAACATAATAAAAGTGGTATGCTGAAAAGAATTGTGAGATACTCATCTTTCCAGCTCCCTTTAGTATTTTTGATTGCTTCTATATCCCAATCGACTTCACCTTTAATTTGTTTTTCCATTAAAGAAGTCTTAGCTTTTATTTCAGTAACTTTTTGTTCTGCTTTTGCTTTCTTTGTATCTACAAAGCCTTTTACAGATGTACCAACAATATCTACTATAGGGCCAATCAACAGATTTAACATTAAAAAATCATTCCGTAGATAATCATTCCAACAATAGCTACTAACACAGCTACTACCATTTTACCTCTTTTAGTTAAACCTTTCCAAAAGTCTTTTATCTTATCCATAATCTCTCTCCAGTCTATCCATAGAAATAAAATTTTTTTCTTGGATATGGTTATCCCAGATAGCTAACTCTACGATTCCGTAGCTCCATCCAGTCATATTAAGCTTTGCATACTGCTCAACATGGTTCATTGCCAACGCACATCCAACATTAACAATACGTACATACTTCTTATCCCCTATTTTTGGCGCTTTCCAATCCCTATCTTTGTGCGTATGTCCAAACACTAAATCATGCAAACAATCATTTGCTATTGATATTTCTGCATTACGCCCACCATATTCTTTACCCATAATATTTTTAGGTACATGAGTAAACCCTACTCCACTTATAAAAAATATATCTCCGTACTCAGACGTATTCCATCCAGCATTATGATACGAGCTATACAACTGCTCTTTCATAATACCTTCAATCTCAGGTATATTTTCTTCAAAGCGATGAACACGCACTTCATGATTACCAAACGTACAATGTTTAGGTACATCATATGTACCCATGCCTTTATTTAGCATAGCCATCGCTTGACGTAATGAATGTATATCTACCATGTAAGCGTCTTTAAGCTTACCTTGTTGAGAATCATTCTTTTGAAAAAAACTTAAACTATCAAAACTACCAAAGTCACCTATTTGCACCACATAATCTGGTTTGGTATTTTTAATATGTTTACCAATCCAATAGAAACGATCTTTAGGTATATCAGGACTATCGTGCGTATCTCCTATAACTAAAACTTTATGACCTTTAAAAGAATTTATTTTAGAATTGTTATTATTTTTATTGTTGTCCATATTAGCGTTACTATTCCACCAAGCCATAGAATAGAACGAATAGCTCCTTTACCTGTTGCCATTTCTTCTTTTAATTTAATAACTTCATTTCTATTTTCTTTAACTTCAATCTCAATACGATCTAATGCTTTAGTAATTGCTACTATTTGAGATTCCCACTCAGACATTAGACCCTTGATTACTACATCTAAATATAACTGTTAATTTTCTTTCTTTTAAATCAGCATCAAGATAATTAGCTAAATTGTTTTTTGTTAAATTACATTCTACATTATCTTTAAAACTTAAAGGTACTTCACTTTTAAAACAAAGTGTTTGATTTAATTCTCCTACATTTAACATACAGATCATAGCAAATATTTTAAACATTATTCTCTGTAATCGCCATCAATCTCTAAACGTAAAGATTTAATTTTATATTTAAGCTCAAGTAATTCTTGTTTAAGTTGAATGACATTTTGATTTTCTTGTACTGTA